CTACGCTTACCTTCACGAATGGTGATATAAGAATCTTCAGTAAAATCTAGGTCTGGGTCCTGATGAAGACTCAATCCATTCAAAAACTGATTCAGGTCATAAATGGCAAATTTACGAGGAAACTGTTCGGTAATTTCTGCTTCTGCCAAAATGTTTCTGGCAATAGAAATTGTGCGGAGTTTATTACCCTGCTTGACAAGAATAGACTGATTAATACCAGCAAAATTCTTGAGGAGAGTTAAGGTATTGTCGGAGAGTTTCATAGTGTTTTCTTTCAGTTTCATTTGTTTTCGACAAGATTAAGATGATTAATCAAAAGGATAGTATAGTGGAGAACCTTAAATAGGTCAGCACGAGGAGTTCCTTTTGTATCATAACGATCAGTATACTTGGTAATGTTACCAGCACAGAAACCTTCACGACGATTGTGTTTAATTTTATCAAGTGTTTGTTCAGTTCCACTACCAGTTCGATCAACATAATGTTGACCGTAAGTGCTAGAAATATACTCCTCAAGTTGTTTTAGGATTTTATCTTCGTTGTATTTCCAAAAACCATTTGCATTCGTATCGTTAGTCATATTAAAGGGATAAGTCATAAATAACCTATCCCAATTATATCAGAAAGGAGGCATAGTGTCAATATCAGAACCAATTGCAGAAACCTGTGTACTAGTTGGCATTACAAAATCGGCATCAATTTTGTCATACAATTCCAAGAAGGCAGTTTTGGTTTCATCATCAAAACGATTAATACAAACCTGAATTGCCTTTGCCTTATCACCAAAAATACTGTAGGCACGGATGATATGGACTAGACGACGAGTACTAATGATTTCATCAATACCACCATCATAGAATGTCTTACGAATTACATCGCCCCAATCTGCCAACCGCTTACAGAAATCATCAATCTCTGTGAGGTTCAGAGATGCGGCAATACCCTGAAGGATTTTGATCTCGATAGCAGAAGTAGGATATGGTTGCTCAAAGGTCACACAGAAACGCTCTAGGAACGCTTCGTTGAGCACATTGGTGCCGATGAACCTACCGTCCTCAGAACCCTTGCCTTTAGTGTTTGCGGTAGCAATTATATTGAATCCAGGAGTGGGTTTGACAAACTTACCAATCTTTTTAAGGAACACCCCCTTACCTTCAAGAATGGATTGTAGGCAAAGGATTTTATTGGATGTAAGGTCAATCTCATCCAACAGCAGCACGGCACCACGCTGAAGTGCCTCAATCACAGGTCCATTGTGCCAGACAGTTCCACCATCCACAAGACGGAAACCACCAATCAAATCATCCTCATCAGTTTCAATAGTAATATTGACACGAATCAATTCACGATTAAGTTGAGCACACGCTTGCTCCACACTGAACGTTTTACCATTACCCGAAAGACCCGTAATAAATGTAGGATAAAAAAGACGGGAATGAAGAATTTTTTTAACATCAGCAAAACTACCAAACTTGACGAAGGTATCATCTTTATCGGGAATAAGATTTTGTTCTACAGCAGGAAGGGCAGGGGGAGCAACATAAGAACGTTCAATTTCCTCTACTTTATCTTGTGTCACTTCCAGGTTCCAACGACCATGAGAAACTTTATAACTTGCAAGTTTAGAGCATACGGTTTGATAGTTTTGCCCATTAGAAGCACACCATCCACGAATATCGGCAGAAGTGAATTCAACACCGAAGAGTGTCTTGAGGGAAGTAATAATGTAGTCGGTTGTCACGGAATTTTTGTAAGGCATTAGGTCGTTTTGTTTGACTGAAGATATTATACAACAAAAAAGGGAGTCGTGGGACCCCCTATGGACGGTTTGGAAAGTGGTTAGGCAACCAAAGAAATAAATTCTCCCAAGATTTTTTTATTCATTTTTTTAGAACTTAAAGACTTGACAAAAGCAGATTTAATCTGTGCCTTTGAGGAATCTTCCTCAACTTTAAACTCACTATCAATATTGAGAGCGGATGAGGAAATGCCAAAGTAAGTATGATAACCAGAAGTATTAATGCTAAAACTCCGCTCTTTCTTCCAGCGTATCATCATTTGGAGATATTCATCATTTTCAGTATACCCAGTATACTTCCGAATAAACCTTCCAGCATCACGACCATCAATAATACGCATTCCAATAAAATTTACACTGGGGAAATTATCACGAAGATTTTTGAGAAGAAGGTCTGTACAATCAATATTATTTTCATAATTATAGACATTCCCAGTCTTACGATCACGAAGATAACTATTAGTACCAATATAGGAAGTTGACATGATACTTTCCTTTTCCCAATGTCGTTTGATTCGTCGATAATACTTCATACCAGAAGAGTCACCATCAGTCAAAACTACACACTGGACTTTCTGAAGTTTATATTCTTTCTGAAAATGTGGAAGAATTTGATGCAAGGCAATAAGTGACTCGTTCAGAGGAGTTCCAGAAAGACATAGTTTATGAGGAGGGTAATATCCACAATTGCTATAACTGTATCCATCATGTTTTTTGGCAACTCGATAAATGTTCTTGAGTTGAATATCAAGAATCGAACTTTTTACCCTGCTGGTAAAGAGATTCAAAAGATTAAATTTAGAATGAACAACTAGTTCATTCTCTTTATGAACAGTATGTTCCCGAGAAGTACCAGGTTTACAATCATTTTTATGAGACCAATCATTCGTAAAGGCATAAACCTCGAAAGGAATATTCACCTTATTACAGAACCAAATAAGATTATAAAGTTGTTTGATAGTATCCATAAGCACGTCACTCATAGACCCAGACCAATCAAGAATAAAAATCAGACCGTGATTTTTACCTGTGGCAAGTGTAGTTACTTTCTTAAACAAATCTTCCTGATACTTATAGGTATGAAGTTTCGTACAGTCTAGAATACCCGTCTTAGAAACTAATGCACGGGCATAGGAGTCTGCTGCCTTACGACACTCAAACTCTTTCACCAGATAATTGACTTCCGTTTGTGCAGAACGCTTAAAATTTACATACTCAGCATCCACTGTAGTAAAAATTTTACTATCATCGTCACATAAGATTTGATTCTCCCAAGTTTTTTTACAAGTATCGTGAATAATTTGATTGGAAACAATCACCGAATCCAGATTCAATTTAGGAACTTCAATATAATTATTTTCCTGAGCATTATTATTCAACAGTTCCTTAAGATTTTCCTCAAGAGAACTCATAGTTTCTACATCTGGTTCAGCGTGCTCTCCACCTTCGTCATCATCTTCGAGGGAAGAATCTTCATCATCTTCATCATCTTCGAGGGAAGAATCTTCATCATCTTCACCCTCTTCGAAAAAGAATTCTTGCGATGCAGAATTGTTGTCATACTTATCAGTACTCTTAGGTTCTGGAGATTCTTTTCGTTTTTTCTTACAATATTCATAAAGAATTTTAGCAGCATTCAAAGTTTCATCAAAGGTTTCTGCATCACCAATAATATCGATAATTTCTTGCTCCTTTTCAGTAAATTTGATACTTAAGAAATTACCAATCTTGAAGTATAGATTTGCACGGTCGGCAAGATTATATTTCGAAATATCGGCATTGCCGATCTGAAAAAAATCATCTTTTTGAAACTGTTTATATCCACCATAAAAGGTCTTTGCCAAACCAGCATAGCGGCGTTTAATGAGTTTCTCTACTCGAACATCTTCACACACATTCATAAATTGGTGTGGAACCTTGACCTTCTTGGTATAGTCCTCATCGGGCGTGTAGAGGGCGTGAGAGACCTCATGAGCGACAAGCATATCATAAACGATGTTAGTTGCTTTCTGCCACATAGGAAGCGTCAGGACCCGCTTATGGACGTTAAAGCAAGCAGTCTCAACTTTTTTATGTTCGACAATAAGTCCTTCTGTTGCCAGAAGGCGAGCGAGCATACCTTTCACTTCAAAATTTACGGTCATCGGAGTTCGTGTGTTATGAAATTATTATACAAAAAAAGAGGGTCTTGAGGACCCTCTGTGTGACAGTTTGGAAAGTGGTTCAATCTTTTTTCTTACCTCGTCTCTCTTCGTGTTCTGATCTACGTGCTCTTTGCTGCCCACCACCCAATGCTAGAGCACCACTTGGGTTAGCATACCTCTTAAGTCTAGCACCAGACCTTTCGTGCTCTGGAAGTTTTTTATCAACTTTTGCTTCAATAATACTCTCAATCCATACTTCACTCATAGCATTCACAATTGCTTGTGCTGACTTCTCATCAGATACAAAACCTTCATCAAGAAGATAATCAGTGATTATATCTTCTGCCATTTTTGTAGTATATTCTTTACCAGAATATTTGAACGTTTTATCACCACGTTTTCTATAGAATCTAAATGCATCTTCAAATGTATCTCCAATTTTAGCAGGTCCTACTTTTGCACGACTGCGAATTTTTCCACTACTATCCATAGTGTTATATACATTTGTTTTTACCGATTTTGGTTTTTTCTCTTTTGGTTCTTGCGATCCAGCGATTCCAGCACCAACAAGACCCGATCCTGCCGCAATAGGACCAAGTTTACTACCTTTTGGTTTTTTGATTGAAGGCTCTTTACCAGTTGTGGCATATTTTTCCATTCCAGGATATTTCATATTACCACCTTTCTCAGAAGGAGATAGTTTAGCACGAACAGTATCAGTTAATCCCTCACCTCTTTTTGGTTTTTTAGTTCCTGAAGGTTGTTTTCCTGAAGGTTGTTTTCCTGAAGGTAATGCCGGGGCATTCATTTTACCAGATGGAGGAAGTGCTGGTTTTGATGGAGTCGATTTAATTGAAGTTGGATAAATCCTTTCAGGATTTGAACGTGTTCCTACTGGAGCAGTTGGAGTTGATGTAGATCTTGTTGCTAATTTACCACCTTTTTGAGTTTGTCCAGATGCAGGCAAAGCAGGTTTTGCAGTTGTTCCACCCGCAGGAGCAAGTGTTCTTCCTGGAAGAGTACTGGATGGTCCAGATTTGGGTATTCCAAGTTGTTGTTTGGGTTTTTTAGGAAACTGTTTCCAAGGATCAGCAGCTGCACCTTTAGGCATTTTTTTAGCAGCAGTCGCTGCTGTTGGTTCTAATGATTTTAAAAATGCCTTTGCAACAATTCCAGTTTGTTGAACAGCATTGAGTTTGGAAGAAGATTTTGTTGTTGGTTGAGCACTCTTCTTCGCTTGCAACATATCCAAATACTTACCAGGTTTTTCAGTTCCTGTGGAAGGTTTTCTTGATGCTCTTGCTGATTGAATTCTAGCAATATCATCAGATTTCGCGGCACCAGATAGTGGTTTACCTTTTGAACTTAATGCAGTAGGTCTAAATCCCTTTTTAAGAGCAGTGTTTGTAGATAATCCCCTAGCAGCTGCTGGTAACTTTTTAAGAAGTCCTCCAGCTGCTTGAAGTCCCTTGGCAATTAATTGTGCTTTACCTTCAATGAGCAGTTCTTCTATACCATAAAACTCAAGCAAATCTTCAACATAAGTTTCTACAAGATTTTGAGAAA